CTCGTCCAGAATGATATTTAGTTTTATTGGCAACAAATCTAAAAGAAATGTCTCCACGCCAAAATCTAAACATTCTGGACACATGCATCATTGGAGTACAATAATGCTTGCTATATGAGCGACTATTTATGGTCTCCGATGTAGTCCTACACAAACCTGGTAAAACTAAGGAAGCAAACAATTTAGTGCCAACAGCTTGAGCTTCGGTCATATCAGTTATAGTCAAGTAAGATTCACGAGTAACCAAACTCTCAATAGACAATTCATCAGTACCATCCAAACCAACTGTTCTAGAATCAACACAAAGTTCATTCTTTGCGTCAACTGATAGTTTTTCAACTGGAGTGGATATACTTGGCGAAGCAAAAGCATGGAAGGGTTCATTTTTAACAGATCCAGTATTAGCAATGTTTGGAACATTAGTCCAACCAAAGTAATCTGCAACTCCTGCAACACAGGAAGCTGCTGTAGCAGTAGCAGTCGCAAATGGTCCAACAACTGGCACACTAGAGACTACACTAGCAGCATCAGCTATAGCTGAGGCAGTAGTAGAAATTACACCTTTACCATACTCATCTTTAAAACCACCATTAATATCATTTAATATAGATATGACATCAGAAGATGATTGTCCGTTATTTCGGGTTTGAATAATCTTAGATCTAGACTTTCCAGATCTATTCTTGGATCGTGAAACCTTATCCGAACTTTTGATAGGTTGGGGAGTAGACTGGGGTACAGCAGTGGCTCCTGACATTACAACATCCGTAGCCATTGCCCAAACAATTATCTGGACATCTGATCCCGACACTGAGTTGGCATTCTGGAGAGTTCCAGGACTAAATAGTTTAATAGACCCCATCTCAGTCAATTGCGGACGATCAGCCAATGTTATCCAGTTTCTGTGATATACAAACGGTAGTTCCATATCTCCACCCTGTGAGTTCGATGGATTTATCCAGAAGGATGGACGCTGAGAATACAATACTGTATCCTCCTCGCCTCCACCAAATCCAGTTGAATCTGCACCCCACAAGGGCAAAGGTCTATAGGAAACTAAAGCTCTACCAAAATAAAACGGAGAAGCATTTACTTGAACATGAATCTTTAATTTGCATCTCATAAAAGCAAAATTTTGAGTTTTGTTCTTAATTGAAGCTTTGTTAAAGAAAAGATACCAAGGAGATACTGAACGATCTAAACGTGAACCTTCAGTCCATGTAAACGTATCAATAATAACAGGACGTTGCAAGAAACTCGCAAGATCTGTATCTGTAGTATGTCCATCCATAAAAGTTGCATCCGAAATGTCAGCAGCTGATATGGAAGAACCGGGTATTTGATTATGGAAAACAACGTTTTCATTTTTCTCATACTCGGGTTGTAGGTTTGAACCTAACAATGATGCATGTTTCGCGGCATCAATCGCGATATTTTCATTATTTGTTTCAGCAGGAGAAATAGACAAGATAATGGCTCTCCCAAGCCAAATATCCCGTTACGACATTATTTTAGGTTCAGCCGGACCTTTCCCTAAATAGGGACTTCGAGGGTTGCTCTGGCGAAGTTCATGTGTGATCCACACTTGCTATTATAGTAGGCGTAAAAACTGTCATAGAAAGTAGTAACTATACACACATGGTTGATTTTGGATTTACAATTGGACTGCACAACTTTAGCCCATGCCTGCCATATGGCAGACTAAAGATTTTCAGAAGCCTCCTTCCAACGTTCGACTAAATCATCAAATGTCGGTAGGGGCCTAACAAGGTACTGTTGCAAATCGTGATCTATAATCATTTGAGAAAATAAGTCACGTTTCTCATCAAATACTTTTCTTCCGTAGTTAAAATATTCCTGTAGGGCACTATCAATAATTGCACACATCTGAACTTCATGTATTACAACTTTACTTCGTACACAAACAGTCAACATTTTCTCTATAGAATCATGATTGAGTGGACATAAATAATCTTCAATTTCTTTTTCCCACCTCCACGACCTCTTTAGAAATTCGCATTTCTTTAAAGGTATATATGGAATGGATTCTGCCTTCTTGTCAGCCATAGTATAAGTGATATCACATTCACCCAAAACTTCTGAAATTGAAGTATGGTTAAACCATTTACACCTACTATGGACTCCCATAATATTATCATCACCATATGTTAATAAGGCAACATTTTTACGAAAATCATGAGCAGAATCCTTGCCAGATAAGATAGCATAAGCATATCTCATATATAGGCAATTGACTAAACCGTTAATAATTACAGTCAGAGGCCAACCGGAAGGATTTGAGCCATAAAATTCCACTAAATCACCATTAAAGTCAGTTAGAGGAAATCTTACATCTGCACTTATACAGTGAACAACACGCAAATCTTCATCAGAATAATTTCCAGAAGCTTTCAACACGTGAGATATCACTCTGAAGGCTGCTTCCATAATTTGCGCACTCATACGCTTATCAAAAGCTTTGAAGTCTCCTGCTATCATTCGCTTATCACCAAATTGAGCCAAGAAGTTTCTTAGTTGACCCCACTCTTTAGATTGGCAAATAGTACCAGGACATGATTCAAATATATATTTATTGTTTTGTACAAGACGAACGAATGACAAGAGATACATTCTGACAACTATAGAAAAATCTACAGGAGCTGATGAAAATACTCTTGTCTTTCCTTTTTCCCTTTTAGCAAGAGAGACAGCCTCATCCTTCAAACAGGCATTATAAATAGGATTGGCACGTTTACCAGAGGCATATGTCGCTAAGATCTTATCTATTCTACGATTGATTTCATCATTGAATTCAACTGGGTCTGGATGTAGGTCTGAAGCTGGCAACTTCTTTAAATAATTGTTTTTTGGCTTTCTATAGGGTAGTCCCATAGAAGAATTGCGGTTAATACCATCTACATAGGCAACACCAGGTGCGCCATTGACAGCAGTAAACCTATCATATTTATGAACAGTTTTCAAGTCCTCCTGAGACAGATTTGACATAATGTCCAAAATAAACTCTTCTGTAACCTTATCTATTATATATTGATCCATAGACAATATTGGATCCACTAAGTCTAAAGCTGCTAAGCGCCAAGGGCGCCAACCACGCATTAGAGGTGCAGTATGATTAAGGGAATAACCCTTTGTCAAGAGTTCCTCACATAACATGGTCTTCTTAACAGTTGATTTAGGTGCAGGCCTATAACCTGCAAAAGATCCATAGACACTAGCAGAACCCTGTTCTATAAATCGGAATACACTCTTATCATGTAATTCACCCAATTCACGCTGAACAGATTCTGAACAAATGCTTATATCATCTATTTCCACAGTGGGTTTAAAGTTGTTAACAAGACTCTCTAAATAATGGAGAGGAACTTTGGTACAACCTATATGATTATTCTCTCGTGATCCAAGACAATGAATTCCAGCTATAGCTGGACCTTGAGGCGTGGTCACCAACAAAGGTGTACCACAATAACCATCAAAAGTTTGTTTTTCGGTAACTCCTGTCCATACTTCAACAGTAAACTTATTTTGTACATTAACACATCCACCATGACATATGCCAGAGACTGGATTGCGAGAACGCACACCATTAGTATCTAATTCAATATACTCACCCTTCATGACCGCTTTAAAATCAATCGGAAGAAAGTATTTAACAATGTTTCGACGTGGTGGAAGACAAGGAATCTTCACTACAGCCAAATCATTTTTAAAATCTCTATATATCTGCGTCTGAGACATCTTGATAGACATATTTCTATTTACGCCAGATACATTAGCATTTTGAAATATATTAAGAATAAAATCATCGTATAGTAAACAATGGTTATTTACCAAATAATATTGATCAACAATGCATAACATCCGACATTGAGTTTTACTTTCTTCAAAAAGGAGTTCGCAACAGATCATATTTTCTTCAACTTTCTTTGCTAAAACCATTTCCTGTCCACGCATAGCTCGACTCGAATCACTAATGTGGACAGGAGCCAAATCTATATGTGGATTATGCCAAACATTGTTCCTTTCCTTTTCTTTAGGTTCTGGCGGGTAAAAAGTTGTGGCTTCTTCGAAGCGTTGACAACGAAAATCCACATCACCTCCTTCTTTGGAACCAAAGATATAGGAAACAAGCTTGGCACCCGTATAAAGTGCAACAGCTCCAGCAACTGCCGAGGCCAAATTAACTAGAGTTGAATTATCTCCAATCTCCTGACGAACCCTCTCACCTAGTCTGCTCCAATACTCTCTACTATTTGTTATTCCCTCTACGGGATCATCATAGAATCGCTTTATGGCAACAAACCATTTAAAAGAATCACGCATCGCTCGAACATAATTACATACCGTGAAATAAATATCGGTTGCAAAGTATATCCACATGTACAACATCATCCACAGATGATACCACTTACCATGCAATTTTATATTCAAAGATTGTGGTATCACAGGACTAGATGTACACAGTGACACAGGAATGCCACAGCATTTACACAGATCCATATTATGAATCACATCTACAGAATCAGAAACTTGTTCTTGATTGATCCAATGTTGATCAATTGTCTCATTATACCATATCAAAAACTCTTTCATTCCAACGTTATCCAATACTGTACGATAAACAGCATTTTGTTTGGCGTTACAGATAGGCTGGGGAATTACTTTTTCAACAGTAAAAGTCCAAAAATCAGGTAAATCGGTAGGATTGTGTGAATTTCTAACTTTTTGGGTGTCAAGAAGAGAACTTGTACAGTACTCTTCTTTGACTTTAGGCGTGACAACAAACGGAAAACGTCGCTGTGCGGCGGAGGGATGGGAGAAGTAGGCAAAAGCATTCAATTCTTTAACATTAGTTGTAGCAACAACAAATTCAGATTTAAAAGGAGTTCGCCCCTTTCGGCCCAAATCAGCCTGATCGGGACAAAAAGGCACTTGGTTTATGATTTGTAAGAACTCTGTGACAGAAACATCTCCTTGACCTGCTGTTCGAGGTTCACGAAAACCAACGTCATCCAATACACAGCACCATTGAGATGGCATATAGCCATCCCAAAAATTAGCATTGGCATTTCTAGTATATTTGAATCGACCATCGATAGGCAAATTTCTCTTTTTCCCATACATGGAAAACATAATTTCAATCAAAGTAGATTTACCTATTCCAGAATCACCATGTAATAAAATCGAAAAAGGGGTTTTCCGAGGCAACCGAGCATTAGATAAAGTCTCTATTTCTGTGCATATGGTTTTCAAAGGCTGTAGTTGTAAAAGAACTGCCTTTTTGTCCCAAGATGACATATTAACTGCATGCTTGTAGATAGCATCACCCTTTTCAATAGAATCTGTTAATCTATCATAGTACTCTGAAAATGAAAACCCAAATGCTGTACAATCATCTAATTTTGGGTAGTTATCCCTCAACCAAGTACAATCATCATACCACTTCGTGTACTTGGTACCAGAATGATAAAGTGGTTCATAGGAACCAGTTTTATACATCTGATAACCAGTTTCACAAAGAAAAACTATGGTATCCGCAATTTGTTCAAAGAAACCCAACTGCGAGCTATGAGCCCGCCGTAAAGCCTCACTTTCAGATCTTTCAAAATTTAAAGATTCGAAATTTATTCCAAAGCCATCCAGAACATTACGAGATAAACAGTACAATAATACATTGTACAATTTCGTAAACAATGGTGACTTCTTCAAAGTCTGGTAATGATCCAAAAAATCACGTGGTGCTTCAAAAGGTGACCCTACACTACTCTGCAATTTGTTAAGATTACAAGAGAAGAGAGAATCAATAATATTTTGAAATTGCTTTTGAAAAGCATTTACATAATATTTGATAGCACTAGTGTTTGGTCCAAGCCTACACTTAAAATAAGTTACAACAGCAACAATTATCTTATAGGGGTTTTCTGCTGTGTATAAGTTGTATACAAGTAACAGAATATCCTCTAATTGACTTATTGCCCATTCACTTGAAACAAAAGAATCTTTGGAAACACTAAAGAAATTCTTTAGCGATTCCATTCCATATCTTTCATACCAAGTTTTTACAGCCTCATGAGACTGCGCTTTCCACTGGTTGTTAGAGCATATGGGAATTGTAGACAGTGGATCTACATTATTGAAATGATTCATTTCATTTTCCATATGCAAGTACACCTTTGACGGCTGATTAATTTTACAATTTTGCTTTTTACTCATAATAGTTTACAAAATTAAAAGGACCTCCAAAGGATCAGAGTCTGATGACCAAAAATAAAGATTGAAATGCAACACTATTGTTAATACGCGACCAGAGTGTACTAAGCTCTATAATGGCTTTTTTCGTTCCACGGGCGGTATACTACAAGTGATGTGCTACTGTGCTAAAACAAAGGTAAGTTCCAACACAATACAGTAACACAAACACACGTTTTCTCCATTCACATCCACAGATATAGTAGAATCTGCTAGCAAGTAGGATACTCGACGGATTTACGCATTAGACCTCCAGGAGAGGAGCCGGAACAACTCTCCTATAACGCTTCGGCTATACGAACAATGTAAAGCAAGATCTATAT